GCTATTATTAACTGATATCAAAATTTATATTAGAACGTTCTAATTTATCTTGAACATCTTTTCTATATGCTGGATCTTTTTCGTAACGTGGATCTGACATTGCAGCAACTAATTGTGCTTGGCTTTTAAATGTATTGCCAGAATTTGAAGGTGGTTTACCAGTTAGCATTTCTCCATCTTTTCCTTGAGAATCTTGATATCTATAAGCTAAAGCTTGAACTGCAAAATATGCTGCCATAGGATTTCCTGTATCCATTGCTTGGTCAAACATATCTATTTCTTGAGGGGCTAAATTATCACTAGCCCATTGCATCATACTAGAATAATTCTCTTCACCACCGACTATACCTTTTATTCCTTCAACTTGTTCTTGTGTATATTCTTGTGGTAAGCTTTTTTGAATCTGACTACGATACTCAAGATGCATTTTAGCTATATCTGAAGGTTTCATACTAGATAATTGCTTCATAGTATCTTCAGAAAATTCTTTAGCTTCAACTTGATCCCACAAATCATCAAGTATATTAGTACTATTAGGTTCAGTTTCATCTGTTACTTCTTCATCAGAAGCTTCAGGTTCTTCATTACCTGAACTATCATCACCTAATTTTTTCTGAAGTTCTACATAAGCTTGTTCTAATTCTTCAGCATTTTTATATTTACCAGCAAGTAATTGCTCTTGTTGGTTTTCTATTTCTTGTCCAACTTTTAAAGAATCTTGTTCTTCAGTTGATAGATTATTTTCTGTGGTAACTGTATCAGTACCAGGATCATAAGTTAATGTTTCTGACATTTATTGTGGCATAGGTGGTGCTTGAGGTGGTCCTCCTTGTTGTCCAGCTAAAGCTGGATTTAAAGCTGGATTCTTAGAAGGATCAGCCATAGGAGATTTCATTAAATCAGTTTGTTGTTGCATTTCTGCCATTCTCATTTCTTGATCTTGCGCTGCTTGTTGTTCTTCAGTTATTTCTTGCATTGATCGTACTAAATTTAATACATCAATACCTTGAGAAGCAGCTAAACGTTTAATAACTTCTTCTGGATTAATAAATTTCTGAACAGCTTCTGGACCCATTGTTTGAGATATAACAGTTAGGAATTGTCCTAAGCTTTCTCTATCTTGACCTCTACCTAATGCATTAACACCTGCAACAATTGTAGGTTTAACTAAATCTTTAGGTAGTTTAGGTATTTGACCAGTTTTTTGGAACTGATTTAATTTTCTATTTAAATATGGTACTAAGAATTCAACGGTTAATAGTGAAAATAATCCACCTAACTGTTGTTCTAATTCCATTTGTGTGAGGCGTACCTCTTCTGCAGTTGTTCTTTCACTATTTCGTACTTGCATTACAAGCATAGCATCATTCAACCTTCTTTCAAATTGTCCTACCATTTCGTAAGCCGTTCTGAAATCAGCTGTTTTACCTACTTGTATAACACCAATATCATCTGGACGTCCTTGTACTATAGCCCCATTACTAGCCTTAGCTAAGGTTTGAGGTTTTGTAGATGAACTAGGAGACACAGTAAAAATAACTTTAGCTGCGGCTGCAGAGCCTTCTACAAGGGCTTGAGTTAACGCTTCAAGGGATTGTAAGTCTCCAATGAATTGTCCCACTCTACCACGCCCATAGTCTTCTCCATCAACAGAATTAAATCTTAATGGTATCCAAGGGGATACATCAACTGATGATTTACCATAAGATTTTGGTAGAATTTTATCATCTACTTCTTGATGCCAAACAACACGATTATTGTCACGTATGACATGAGTGTAAACATCGCATTCATCACTTTGTTCATCTTCATCAACTACCTTCTGTTCATATTCTTGTATGACTTCTTTAGGTAATTGATCATATACTAATTTTTTAGCAATTTTCTCTTTAGTAATTATTTCAATCACATTGCCGTTTCCATCTCGTTCTATAACGTAGCGGTTAAGCGGATATAACTTGAGACTATCTTTACCCATAAAAATTAACGCATTTCCAGCTACTACTAAATGTTGTAAAGCTTGGTGTACTACTACACGATCACTAGATGCAGCAATAGCATCAAGAATAATACGTTCGATTTTTGCAAATGATAAATCTAATTCAGATTTAATTTCAGGTTCAAATTCTTCTCCAAGTTGTGCGTCATCTAACTGTAATTTAAAGAAACTGGTTTGAACGGGTAGTAGAGCTAACATCAATTTTGATGCTAGAGTAACTACTCCTTTCGCTCCAATGCTTTGCCAAGGTGTAGGTAGATTACGCATACCTTTTGTATACTCTTCATGTCCTCTTATAAGATATGGAAGAGTAAGGTCAGCTGCTCTTTTCGCTTCATCTAGAAACTGGGAACGTTCTGATGATAAATAATCATATCTAGATCTAGCTGTCATTGTATTTTAAATGTTAAGACTTCTAATTCTTAAAGCGTTACCTTGATTTCTACCAGTTCTTGATCTCCTAAAAGCTTCTCCAGGATTTTGACCTCTTTTTTTATAAGAAAGACCACTTATTTTAACACCAGTAACTGGTTTTTTCTGTTTTATTTGATCACCGAAATCCATTTTGTGCTTCATAGCTTGCCTTTGTTTTTCCATTTCAGCAGCACGTTTTTCCATTTCAGTGTTTAATATATTATATTGATCTTGCCATTGGGCTTCTTGAGCAGCCGCTTGATCAGCCATTGCTTGGTATTGATTTTGCCAATGTTCTTGCTGAGCTGATTGCTCTTGTGCCCATCGTTCTTGTTGATAAGCTGAATCTGCAGCCCATTGTTCTTGATCCTGGGCTCTCAGATCCATTATTTCAGCTAAGAACTCTCTCCATCTATCAGGATCGCTTCCTGGATTTGTTGCTGGCATAATTTAAATCCTCCTTTTAGTTTACATAAATCCTGGGTTTCTATTCCCAGATCTTAAAGCATTAATGAATAACTCCATATTCCTTCTAGTATTGTTAGGTCTTGGCTGCTGACCATGTCCATAAAATCTCGCATTCGGGTTATACCATGGCATAGGTTTCTTGTATCCTGGATCAGGGCGGTCAATGGTGGGTTGATATGGATCAGGTCGGTAATGGCTGCGTTGTCCTGGACCAGTTTGGTAACGGTCATCTATATTATCTTTGTCTTTATCTACAATATTCAGTATTCTTGGCGCTCCTGGTGGTAAATCAATCCAGCCTCCATATCCAGGTGCATACTCTTCTTTTGGTATAGATGGTGGTCTTGGACTTGGAAGTGGATTCCATGGCAGCATACCTCCTGGACCTCCTGGAAACCTAATTTGATCAGGCCATCTATCAATAGGTCTTCTACCTGGCATAGGACGTATAGGTCTTCTACCTGGCATAGGTATAGGTCTTACACCTGGTCTAAACAAACCATCGCGAACGGTAAAATCAGGGAACCTAATATGATCAGGTATTCTTCTAAAATCTTTATCATACATTGGTGTGTATTGAGAGTATTTAGGTCTACCAGGTATTGGTCCCCAACCTTTTTTAATTATATCCCAAGGATCAACTGAATCTTTTTTTTTACCTGTCTTTTCATTAAATTCATCAAGCTTTTTTTGTCTTAATTCCCATTTAGTAAGGTTCCTACTTCTTTTAGCTTTATTTCTTGCTTGACTTGCCATTTAACTATCCTCCTTTATTCGGGTTTTCATCCATTCCACTACGGAACGTTGTCCTGCTTTATACATAATTGCAGCTAATTCTTCTGTGTGATGTGGGTTTGTAGGTGGATAAAGTTCCTCTAATTCAGCGAGGATTGATTGTACAGTTGGACCAAGAATTGGTTCAAGCATACTTCGGGAGATTTGTGTTTGCATGTTCAAAAAATGATGGCATTCTGGCTGCCTTTGTATCTGAAAACTGTGGAGCTTTTCCTTCATACATCAGACGATCTGAAGCATCCAGCCAAAATTTTTTGTTCAAATATTTATCTTCAGTATTTATACCTAATGGTTCTAAGACCCAGTTAATAGTGGCCTTCCTAAGTTTATCCAAAGAAGGAGAAGCAGATAAACCCAACTCATGGCATACAAGAGAATTACATCCAACATGGATCTGTTCGTCTCTTGAGATATCTGCCGAAACTGTCCTAAGAGCAGGATCGCCATTAAACCTAAAGAAAGGGAGAAGAACAAAGAAGATTGCTCTTTCAGCCACGAGAGCTTTGGTAATTGTATGATCAGGATGTTTAATCCAAGCATCTCTTAATAACTTCCCCTCTTTTTCATCTTTTTCATTAACATTATGTACATCTGCTATATATCCCAAGGCAAGGTCATGCCTTTCCTCGTCTTCAACATTTGATTCAAGGAGTTTTCTGGCATTACTGGGAATACTTTTCTCCAAACCTTCACGAATGAACGCTCCAACAGGGAGCTCCATATGACGTATTGCGAGAGCACGTTTGATGGTTTCTTCGGCACCGTATTTTACCTCTCCTTTAGTTGGTTTTACTGGGGACCACCTTCTCTTGCGGTCCATTAATTTATCGTATGGATGTTTTCTCATTGTTGACAATCACAGGTAAGTTCATCATTTAAAATCCCTTCCAAGTAGTTGTCAACGTCAGTGTCATCTAAAGCAGCGTAAGCACTTGATTTATCCTGAACATCGCCCATAACTTGTAAACTATAGTAAAGGGATGTTTGGGGGCTATCTAGCCACTCTTCAATGAATTTTTCGTCATAGGCTACAACATCACTCCATGAGTTAAAGCTGTATCCGTGAAGAAGTCCCGTATTGTTGAGAATATTCATTATGCCGTCTGCTACACGTTTATATACGTCCCATCCAACTTCTGAGGCGATCTCAACTTCGCCATATTCATATCTTTGTACTCCAAATGTACCACTATCTCTATCAACTACACGTGATATTGGAGGTGCTATTTCTGGACAAG